ATGAATATAGTAGAAAGTATCAAAGAATATATAGGAACCTGTCCTTATCTAGCAAATATTAATGATGGTATTAATATTAATTACTTAGGTGAAAATACAGTATCCTATATGATAGAAGAACTTCCTAGAGAACAAATTTTAAAAAAGTATATTGATGGAACTAGTCTTAGACAATACTGTTTCATGTTTGTCAGTAGGGAAGTATGCGGACAAGATGTAGTACAAAATATAGCTAATAGTAAATTCTATGAAAACTTTGCTAAGTGGCTAGAACTTCAATCAGAGCTTAATAATCTACCAGTACTAGATAGTGGGAGAGTGGCACAAAAAATAGAAGCATTAACAAATGGTTATGTTTTCGAAAAAAATCTAGATAAAGCACAATATAAAATAGAATGTAGATTGGTATATTACCAAGAAGGAGGAAAAAATAATGAGTAGAGAATCAATACAAAGACATCAAATAGCAGATTATATAAATATAGGTGGATCAACAGGTGTAGAAAAATATGAATTAATGGGAGCTGGATTTAATACATTAGATGAAAATCCAGCAGCTCAACTTGATACTAAAGTTTATATTAACGATAAATCATCGTCAACTACAATTAAGTCATACCAAACACAATTCCCATTCACATCAGATTTAATTAAAAGTGAAGGGGCAGTAATGGCATTATACAATGTTGGAAGAAATCATCTTACAGGTGCAGATGCACAATTTGACTATGTTAAAGTTGAACTATTTCAACCAATAGAAGGAAGTGAGAATACTTATAAGGCTAGAAAATTTATAGTAAGTTGTGAAGTTGCTGGATTAGCTGGAGCAGGCGGAGAAACTATTGTGGTATCAGGAAACTTAAATGCAGTAGGAGATTTTATAGAAGGTACATTCAATACTGCAACAAAAACATTTACTGCAATTTAGTAGGAGGAATATTTAATGAATATTAATGGAATTGAGCTAGAATTAGATATATTTGATGCCGATGTTGCAGAAAAATATGATAAAGCAATAAAAAAAGTAATGAATATAGAAGAAGAAACAAAGGGTATGTCAATTGGAGAAGGGATAAGAACTCAGTGCAAAGCCATCTTTAAAGTTTTTGATGAACTTTTTGGACAAGGTACTCATGAAAGAGTATTTGGAGATAAAGTTAACTTACTTGAATGTTTAAAGGCTTTTGAGGCTCTAATAACAGGCATAAATGAGAAAAATAAAGAAATTGAACTCATTGCTAATAAGTATTCTTCTAATAGAATTCAAAGACGTTCTAAAAAATAATGAATATTTTAATTGATGTTTTACCTCGAAAAGTTGAAATAGATAATAGAGAATATAAGATTAATTATGATTTTCGTACATCCATTTTGTTTGAGATAATGATTCAGGATGATGAGCTTGATGATAAAGAAAAGATATATAATGCTCTTCTTCTATATTATCCAGTAATACCAGATAATTTAGAAGAAGCAATTAAACAAATTCTTTGGTTTTATAGAGGTGGAAAAGATATTAATGAAGGAAGTAGTGGAGTATCTATGGGTAAGAGTACAAGAGCATATAGTTTTGAATATGACGATGACTATATTTACTCCGCTTTTCTAACCCAATATGACATAGACCTTCAGGATATAGAAGATTTACATTGGTGGAAATTTAAAGCTTTAAAGGAAGACAATGAAATAGTTAAGATTATGGGATATAGATCTATGACTATAAATACCAATATGAGCAAAGAACAAAAGGATTTTTATAGTAATATGAAGAGAATTTATGCTATTCCAATGAGTAAATCTAAAAAACAAAAGGTAACAGAAATTGAAAATGCTCTTATGGAAAATGGAGACTTAAGGGGAATACTTTGATTTTAGTATTCTAACTATAAAAACTAATAAAAAGTGCTTATAAAACTAGGCACTTTTTATTAGTAAAGGTAGGTGATTTGCATAGTAAAAGTAAAATGTCCATTTTGTAATAAATTATTAATTAAAGCTGATTACATCAAAGGAGAAATAAAATGTAGTAGATGTAAGAGGTTAATAAATATAGAAATAAAAAAGCCAGAGCTTAGAGCCACACCATAGAGTAGTGAGCCATAGCCTGCTTTATAAAAGGCAGGTGATATTATGTCAAATACAAGTATAAATGAAGAGATAAATTTAACATTAAAAAGTATATTAGAAAATTTAGAATCACGAGGTGAAGAAGCTAAAGAGAAAAGTACAAAAATCATTTCTAAATTAGTTACTGGAGCAGGAAAAGAAATAATTAAGGCTAACTCCGTTGCTATGGGTAAAATTGGACAAGGGTTAAACAAAGGGTTTTCTAAGATAAATTTCTTTGAGTCTATAGCGAAAACTTTTGAAGAAAAAGTAGGAGGGCTTTCAGAAAAAGTAAGAAGAACTTTTAATACACTAAAAACTGATATTAAGCTTTGTACAATATTAGTAACAGATGTAATGAAAGAAACAAAATGGTTTAAAATGGCATCTTCAACTATAGATAGTGCTAAAAAGGCTTTTGAAAGAATAGGCTCTGAAGTAGGAATATCAGGAAAAGGAGCTTTTCTAAAGATTGCTACTGGGGTCGGTAAAGAAGGAGCAAGTGCGCTTATAAATATATCATCTAAAGTTGGAAAGGTAGCATCAACGGCTTTTAGTGGTACTATTAAAGCTATTGGAAAAGTTGGATCTTATGGAATAAAGGCTGGAGAACAGTTTGCACAAGGAGTATCTAAAATAGCTGATTTTAGTCAAAATGCAGGGAAAGAAATAGAAGACTTAAATGCATCAGCAGCAACTATGGAAGATGGATTAGGCCGTGAAGTTACTATATTTAAAAGCTCACTTATGAGTCTTGGAAAAGATATGGGTGATAGCATAGATGGCCCATTAAAAGAAATAACAGCTTCAGCAACAGGGATGATTGGACAGCTATCTTCAGCATTCCAAGAAGGTGGATTTGAAGGACTTGCAGGTAGTGTTGGAGATGTATTTACTCAAGCAATTACAGGCATAGCTGACAAGGCTCCTGAATTTATGAATATTGCAGTTTTGATTATAGAATCATTAATAGCTGGATTCCAAGAAAATATGCCGTTAATAGCAGAATCATCAATACAGATAATAATGCAGCTAGCTGAGGGTATTATTACCATATTACCTAGTATATTTGAGCTAGGAATTACTTTAATATCTGAATTGTTATTAGGATTAGTAGAAGCTATTCCACAGTTAATAACTTTAGCACAAGAATCTATTATAAGTATTATGACATTGATAACGGAAAATTTGCCATTAATTATGGAAAGTGGATTTCAAATTGTTTTAGCACTTATTAATGGAATAGCAGCAATGTTACCAGAGTTAATTCCAATGGCCGTACAAGCATTATTAAATATAGTAAATACCATCATAACAAATCTTCCACAAGTTATAGATGCAGCTATTAAAATAATAATGGCTCTAATACAAGGAATAATTGGAGCATTACCACAATTAATTATGGAAATTCCAAAGATAATAAATGGAATAGTATTAGGAGTCATAAATAATTTGCCAGCAATTATAAGTGCGGCAATTCAAATAATAATGGCTCTAGTACAAGGACTTATTGTAGCAATACCTACTCTAGTAGGTAGTATACCTACTATAATAGCTGCAATTATAGGAGCTTTTGCTCAAGCTGATTGGAAACAGATAGGTATAAACTGTTTGGAGGGTTTAAAAAATGGTCTCCTAGCAGGGGTTAGTGCAGTGATGGATACAGTAAAAAATGTAGCCAGTAGTATAGCAAATGGATTTAAAGACTTTTTTGGAATCCATTCACCATCAACTCTATTTAGAGATATGATAGGTAAAAACCTTATTAAAGGTATTGGTGTAGGTATTGATGTAGAAACTCCAAATCTTGAAAAAGAAGTAGATGGTAATCTAGAGGATCTAACAAGAAAAATGAGAGCTACAATTGATTTTGAAACTACTAAGGTTTCTGGCAATATGGCAATGAACTCTAGTTATAGAGCTGCTATGGAAACTCCATATTCCATAGTAAATAATAATGATAACGGTGTAAATGAGATTATTAATATATACCAACCAGTAAAATCACCATCTGAAGTTGCAAGAGCAATAAAAATACAAAGAAAGGAGCTTGCATTTGGATAAGTATATAGATATTAAATTAGAATGTAATGGCAAGATTTTAGAGATTGGCAAGGATAAATTATACAAATTAATAAATATAGAAGGAATCTCTAGCTCAGAATATAGTGTAGATATTGTAAATAATGCACAATTTGATGGTGGGACTGTTAAAAGTAAAAGAGTAGAATCAAGACTTATAACTATTACAGCAGAATATCCATCAACAGAGGATACAGAAACAAGAAGACAAAACCTAATTAGATTTTTTAATCCTTATTTAACTGGAAAGTTATATGTAAACTACTCTGGAGTTAAGAGGGTAATTAATTATGAGGTAGCAGGATTTAAAGATAGTAGAGAGAATTTATATGATCCACTTAAATTTATTATTAATCTGATATGTCCTAATCCATTTTTTAAAGATGAGAGAGAGTTTAGTAAGAATATGGCTGGTAAAATTAATAGTATTACTGTACCTTTCACTATTCCGGCAAGTGGTATGATTATGTCGGCTAAAGTATTGAGACAAGAGGCTACAATAATTAATAATGGAGATAAAGAGACAGGGTTAATTATCTCATTTATAGCAAAGGGTGAGGTGAGGAACCCAAAGATAGAAAACTTAACTACAGGAAAATTTTTAAGGATAGTAGTGGACTTGATGCCTGGTGATATTCTCACAATTAATACGAATAAAGGGAATAAGATGATAGAACTAAATGGGAAAAATATTTCTCAAAAAATGGATCGTTCTAGCTCTTTTATTGACATGCAGGTAGGAGAAAATATATTAAAATATAGTGCTGATAAAGGATATACAAATCTTAATGTTTATCCAAAGTGGACAGCTGAATTCTTTGGGGTGTAGGACATGGTAGAACTAATTATACTAAATAACAAATTTGAACCAATAGGATTTATAGATGAGTTCACATCTCTTATATGGACTAGAAGATATTACAATGTTGGGGAGTATGAGTTATATATAGATTCAAAATATTTTCAGTTATTAAGAAAGGGAGGATATATTTATAGTTCTAGCTTCAGAGAAGTTGGAATTATAGAAACTTATTCTTATATAAAGGAAGATAGTCAATGTACTATTAAAGGTAGATTTATAGAGGCTTTACTTAGTTATAGAGTTATAGATAAAATACAAAATCTGAATGGAACAGCTGAAAATATTGTTAGAAATCTTGTAAACAACTTTGCAATTGCTAATAAACCTATAAATAAACTTCAATTAGGTAATGCGAATGGACTAGGTGCAAGTATTGCATTACAAGTTGAATATGAAAATCTATGCAAAAAAATATATGATATTGTAGCTACTCAGGATTTATCTATAAGAGTTAAATACAATTATGAAGAGGATAAAATGTATTTTGAGGTGTGGCAAGGAATAGATAGAACGGAAAATCAAAGTTCAAATTCAATTGTTGTATTTAGTGATGAATATGAGAATATTTCTACGTCTACCTATGAGTGTAATCATAAAGAATATAAAAACTTTGCTTATGTAGTTGGCGAAGGAGGGGGAGATATTAAAGTAATTATTGCTGTAGATTTAACAAATGGTAATGAGCGAAGAGAAATTTTCTTCGAAGTCAGAGATAAACAAGATGAATTAACCATAGAGGAGTATAAAAAAGTATTATATCAAAAGGGAATTGAAAAACTATATGAATATGGAAATGTTGAAAATGTTAATACTACATTTAATTCTCAATCTAATCTTAAATATAAAGTAGATTATGATTTAGGTGATTTATGTAGTTATGTGGATAATGAGTTAGATATAGTAGTTAATCAGAGAATTACTGAAATAACTGAAGTATATGAAAATAATAAGCACGATATTTCTATAGTATTTGGTAAAGAAGAAAAAACAATAATGCAAAAATTAAATAGAGAGGTGAAGTAAAATGTCAATTATAAGTGGAATATTTCCTAGTGAAATTGTAGATATAGACGAAAGTGGGATACCTATTTATGATAGGGCTGTGGACGAAGAATATTTTGCAAAATACCATAGTGAATTTTTAAGTAACGGAGTATATGCTAATCCATCAAATAATTTTCAAGTAATGGCTAATGAATTGATGAAATTGAAATTAAAGGCAGGTAGCTGTTTTATAAACGGTTATTATGCTTATGATAATTTTGATGGAGAGATAACTCTTGAGCCAGCAAGTTCAGATCTAAATAGAATAGATAGAATTGTAACAAGACTAGATAGGATAAGTAGAAAAATATCTATAGAGATAAAAAAGGGTGCATATGGAACTACTTCATATTCAGCACCTAGCCTACAAAGGGATGATGATATATGGGAGTTAGGGCTTGCAGATGTATTAGTTAAAAAGGGTACAACCCAAATAGTACAAGCAAATATAACAGATCTAAGAGCTATACAAGAATATTGCGGTTATGTATATAATCCAATG